TTATCTGGATTATTTGGAATATACTTATTATTTAACCAGACACTAAAAGCTTTTCCAGATATAAATTTTTCGCCATTTTCATAAAGTTTTTTATTATGAGCAATATAAAAATTATAAATATATCGACATGTTCCAATTGTTTTATTTATTTTTATAATTTGTTCTTTTGTAGGGTTAATTTCAGTTTTGAAGCTCTTTAGCAATGTTATTATCCTCCTTTATTTGTTTTTTGTATTTATGGAGACTATATAATTTATTAGAAAAAATATGGAAAATTGAAATAATATCTTGCACAAGTTCTTCTCGTGGAGATAAATTTTCATTATTGACAACTATAATTTTTGTATTAAATTTTTCACAAAATCTATAAAACCAATCATATCCAAATCTCACAAATCTATCTTCATGAGAAATTATAATTGTCTTAATTTTTTGTTCCATAACATCAATTAATAGTTTATTCCATTTTTTTCTATTATAGTTTAAACCACTGCCAAAATCTTCAATACATTCATCAACTATCATGCCTTTAGCATTACAAAATTGTTGAAGAAAAATAACTTGATTTTTTAAATCATTTTTTTGTTTTTTAGTAGATACTCTAGTATATATAACTATTTTCCGAATATCATTTTCTTTTTTAATTCCTTTAAATTGAAGATATTGGTCATATGTATAATATCTTCTATTGGTGGGAGAACGATGAGCTTTTAAAATTCCATCGTTATCCCATCTCTGTAAGGTTTTTACAGATACATTGAGTAATTTAGAGAAATCTTTTGGTTTATAATTATTGACTTGTGCATTATTCATATTTTTTGCACCTCCTATACATATATTACTACATATGTATATGTTTGTCAATAATTTTATTTATTATTATCCTCTTAAATATAATAAAAGGGCCAGTATATTTTTATTATATACTAGCCCTTTTTCTTATGTAAATATTCTTTTAGGTCTGTTGTTTTGTAAAGATATTCGATAACGAAGTGTGTCCAACTATCTAATTTATAAAAATAATTTGTTAATATTTTGTGATAAGAAACCCAGATACCTTCAATCTTATCTGTTTCTTTTATTGAACAATTTTTAATATCTAATACAAAAACAAACCCTAAATGGTCACCGGTATCACTATTTGTATCTCGTACAGTACCAATATAATGAAGTGAATTAAATAAAGTGTCATTCTTGTAAAAAATTAAATCCAGTTCTTCATTAATTTCTCGTAACGCACAAGATTCAATCAGTGATAAATTAGGTTGCTTAGCATCTATTTTGTCTATGTGACCACCGAAACAAGATAGTTGCCCGTGGAGCCTTTCGTCTCCGCCAATACGTTTACCAAGAAAAAAACGTTTTCTGCGTTCATCTCGTACAACAATAAAGGCGATAGGTTGCTGAAGAGTTTTATTCCCCTCAGCGTCCTTACGAAAAACAAAGCTACCTTTTGTGTCAAAATCCGAAAGCTTTTGTTTAATATCACAAAAGCCTTCAGGAATATGACGAGTCGCTATAAAAGGAACAGTATATACTTGTTCACTATTATGCATTCAAAGCTTCTTTAGCTTTTTCTGCTACTTTGAATTTGATAGAAACAGATGCTTCTTTATGTACTGTTTCAGTAGTACCAGGTTTTTTGTAGTCACGAGCTGCAATTTCTTTTTTAGAGAATGTTGCGAAACCAGGGAGTTGAACTTTGTCACCAGCTTTAATTGCGTCTACTACAACTTCAGCGAATGCTTTCAATACAGCTTCTGTTACAGTTTGTTTTGTTTCTGCTTTCGCAGCAATAGTTTTGATTAAATCAGCTTTTTTCATTTAGAGTTACCTCTTCCTTCGTGAAAATTAAAATTTATATAATCTGTCATTATACAATGCTAATTCACCTTTTAAATATTTATTGATAGCCATTACATGACATTTGAAACAATAATTTTCTGTAAAGATAGGCATATCGCCGAAACATTCAAATTGTGTCAGGTAACAAATATCGAACTTATCAAGGTTTGTAGCTGTTTTCCATTCAGAAATACTATAGTTATCTGGAGCAAAATAGTTACATATACATTGCATATAGACGAAATTATCGGGATAAAACCGACTTCTCACACAGTATATCCCAAAAACTTTCTTTTGGCAAGTATATTTTTTAGAAATATTTTTTTCTAACTCCCAAAAATCCTGTTTTGTGAGACGAATACTGGCATTCTTATTTCGCAAAAACTCAGATAATTCAACGTAACTCATAGGTTTTTTAATATTCGTTTCTTAATAGTATTGGCATTATTAATGCGTTTTAATTCGCCATTTTTATATCTTTGTAAAGCCTGTGTATGACAATCAATACATCTTGGTGTATCTTCATTAGGGTCTTTACGTAATAAAAGTGCTCTTGCATCTCTACATGTAGCATATTTATTTTCTTTTTGCTGTACCTTATAGCCATCTATTTTAGAATAATATTTACAAATACATTCAAGATGTTTAATACTACCACCATTTTTTTTATATAAACGAATATCTCCTAAGATATCATTAGAATAATTCCAGTCTTGGTCCAACCCATTTCTAATATATTTTAATTGACTTAAAGAAAACCCTTCAATGTTATGCCGATTTAGATATTTAGTTAATTCATATCTCACAGCATCTCTCCATCTTTTTTATCATAGCATTCTTGACAATATACATTGCCATCGAAATCTTCTGTTGCACAGTCTGGACAAATTTGTTTTTGGCACTCACTACAGATTAGTAAATCTGTATTTTCTTTTTTACAATCCTGGCATACATTAGTTTCATCTTTTTTAATATAATCAATTTCTTTTTGTATCTCAGGAGTTAATTTTTGAATCGCTGCGATTCGTTCTTCTATATCAACTTCTAGTTCATTAAAAATTGGTGTAGATTTATTCTGTTGTTTATCTATTAAATTTCTAGCTCCACATTCAGATAGAGCAATAATATCTCTATACTGAATGATGTTGTCATAAATTTTACAGATAGACCGAATCTGACAATCATCACACAAGAACATTATAAAACAATACCTATCCTTTCTAGCACATATGATTTCATGAGTGCTTTTTCTTCTTCTGTTTGTGCCGCTTTAGATGCATCTAATACTCTTTTAAATACTTTATTTTTAGCCTGTACGATTAATGCATCATAAATATCAATACTTTCATCTAATTGATATTGCCAATATGGTTTAGCGTGATTAGAAATATATTCTTCTAAATCTTCTTGCAATTCATTAGCTAAATCAGCCATATCTTTACCAGATGGAATAATGAATACTTTAGCGAAAATATCTTTTTCTGCTAATAATTGTAAGGAACGTTGTACTGCTTTCTTGCCAGCACTATCATTATCTAAACATAATACAGGAACCATATTTAATTTAGCAATAATGTCTACTTTTTCTTCTGTTAATGCAGTACCAAGTAATCCTACAATATTTTTAACACCATATTTAGAAGCTAAGATAACGTCCATAGCTCCTTCGGTAATACGAATTTCTTCGTAATTTCTATCTAAATAGTTAGCACCAAAAAAGAATTTAGATTTATTAAATACATTATCATTTTTAGAATTAACATATTTAGCATTAGAAATATCATTTAAATCTCGGTTAGAAAAACCAACGATATTTTGATTATAATCAATTAATGGAATTGTAATTCGTTCAATTAATTTACCTTGTTCTTGCGTAACTGCATAACCTAAATTCCATGTATTAATATCTGTATCTTCTAACCCACGAGAATATAAATACTCTTTTGCTTTCTTAGTTAATCCAGCATGATAACCATTCGCTCTTGCCTTTAAAATTTTATATTCAAACGCAAAGTTATTTTCTTCTAATGGCATATCATTTTTTTTGGCTAATATTTCAATAGCTTCTGCAAAAGAAATTCTTTTTTTGCCAGGTGCATCAGAAATCCATTGTAAAAATGCAATGGCATCAGAACCATAATTCTTATGAACTGTATCTTTTTTACCAGAATGGCAACCCATACAAGCCCAGCTCCATCTATTATTCTCGAACCAAATTCTAAATGAAGCTGTGCTATCATTATGGTTTGGATGCGGACAACGACATATCCAAACAGTACTAGATACCTTCCGAATATCAGAAGCATATTCAGAAATTAAATCTAGTAAATTAGTATTATTCTTAACAGCCTCTATGAATTCTTTTGAATATCTCATACTGTTTCCTTTCTTTATTTAATCGTAAATGTTTTGTCTTGCGGTGTAATCGTTACACCTTCAATTAATGTGTCATTAATATATAATTTATTATTAATAACTGTACCAGCTTTTTTCAAATCTGCCTTTTTAATTTTAGGTTCAACTGGTTCGAAGAAATCATCAATATGATTATTTTGTAAAGACGCACGAAGTTCTTCTTCATTATATTCATATTTATCTTGAGCTTTTCTAAAAGATAAAGTGCCTTCGATTAGCTTAATAGATTTCTTCCCAGTTTCTTCCATTTCTTTTTCGGCATATACTTTTAAAGCATCGCCATATACAGACAAATAAAATTGATTAGATTTATTAATTTTTTCTAACCAGTTATTTACTTTTTCTTGTTGCTGTTCCATATATTGTTTAGCAGCTTCTTCTGCTTTTTTAACTTCATTAGCTGCTTCAATATATTTTTTAGTAAAATATTCTGCTTCTTCACGAGTCATTTGCTCTGGATTATCTAAAGAGTTGCCAGAAATTAATTCGTTATCTTGAGCTTCAATATCTTCAATTAAATCAGCAATTAATGATTCGTCTGCTTTAAAAATAACATTTGGAATTTCGTTATTCCCGATTTCCATATTTTGTTTGAATATTGATGAGAGGCTCATCTTTAATGTCCTTTCTTTTAATTACATACGCTACGCCATAAATCATGGCACAAATACACCATACACAGAATGCTATCATTTTGTAATAATCATCATTAAAATAATATAACATACAGATGGCGAAGAAAAATACAAAAGGCAATTACATCATCCCATTTCTTATTAAACAATAAGATAGTTATTAGCTTCTGAAATTAATTCTTGCATCATATAATTTAAAGATTTAGAAAAATTTTTATGAAACAATTCTAAATCGTAACCATTGCCAGTTAATGTAATCAATTGAATTGATTCTGGTACAAAATTAGTATGAGCATATTTATTAAAAATTTCTTTAGCTAATAATAAAAAATCCTGAAGCTTATCATCAGATTCTAAATATTCACTAGATATAATATCTAATATAGCTGATGGAATTGGAATTAATCTTTCCATATGATAATTTACAATATCATCATAAATTGAAGTAAACATAGCCTTTAAAAACATATCTATTCCATATACAGTGTTAAAGTCATAGTAAAAATAATCTTCATCTATTTCATTAATATGTTGAGCTGTATATGGGATAAAACTTGTTCTCATGTCCATATTAGATTCAGTCATATGAAATAATTCAGAATCCGTTCCGGTCCACATATAATAACCTTCAATTTTATCAAGAGTTTCAATAGTATCAACTCGTCTAATCTCTTCTAATGTAAATGATAAATACTTACCAAATATACGGCAAGATAACCCTATTATTTTATCAGAAATAGTTTCTAAATCTGACAGCTGTAATATTTTTAATTCTTGTAAAATAGTGATTTCACAATTTAATGGAATAGGCATAGTATGAACTGTGTCACAACCTTGGAAGAAGGGCATATTGCTAATATCACTATTATCAATAGTTAATACTTCAGGATATTGAGCCTTAACTTGTCTCAAAAAATCTTTGACCATATTTTGATTTTCTATTGTATTTTTAAGATATGAATTAAAAAAACTAATATGGCCTACGAAGTGATTTGACATATTTTTAATCCTCTACTGCCTATATATTTTTTAATACTTTTTTCTATATTTTGGAATATGGTATACCAATCTGTATTATCATAATTTAAAACTAATTTCTTATCGTCTTTATCTTCAATCATTAAAAAGTCTATATCTTCAAGATTAATAATTCCATCAATTGGTGAATTATTTTTTGTATATTCTTCTTGAATAACTTTAAGAATAATAGAACACAAATCCTCTTGAATATCGTTTAAAAGATAATTTCCTAATAGATTATTTTCATATAATGATACTAATGTAGGAGCATATTTTTTTATAACTAAATTAAATTCACTATCATATTCACGATAGTCTTTCATCATAGTATGAAAAAATACATCTATACCATAGACAGTAAATAAATCTCCATATATTAAATTAGCTTCAAACTCATTAATATTTTTAGCATTATATTCTTTTGGAGTCACTTCATTTACTAAAAATGAAATAATTAAATGATGATTATCTCTAACGCCAGCTACTTCTTTAATGCCACGATAATCATAAAATGAACGACAACCTTCTTCTAAATCAGTGCCAATTACATTAATACCAAATCCAATAAAATCTTCAAGCCGATATGCTTCTTTTGATGTATTATTCATAATACCAATATCAGCTATATCCATAATTAATATATCTTGAAACCCATTTTGATATGTCCATTTAGCTTCAGAATTAAAAAACATACGAGTTGTTTTTAGATATTCTGACTCTTCATCAAAATATATATCATCACATAATTCAAAAGAAGGATTTCTGCTATCATTATATTCGATAAAATCAGAAAGAAATTTTTTAAACCTTATCCGATTGTCTTCAGTATTTTTTATTTTTTTATTATAAAAAAGCACTTCGCCATAAAACCTAGAATAATTAGCCATTTAGTTAACCCTCATATTATTTTCAATATGTTTTTGACTAATATAATCTTTAATAGACTGTTCTATTTCTTTAAAAATAGGAATGATATTATCTTCTCCAAAAGGTTCAAAAATAATAGCATCATCTTTTTCTAAATTCATATAATAAGAAATATCGCTTAATTGAAATGGTCCATAAGATTCAGTATGTTTTGCTATAATACCTAGCATAATACTGTAGATATCATTTTTTAAATCTATATTTTTTAATCGATATCCATATGTATTATACACTGTAGGCATAATTTTCTTAAAGTAATCCCCATTAAATGTATCATTAATATGAATAAGAAATATTTTATCTAAAAATAATTCTAAACCATATTGAGTGCAAAAATCACAAAGTTCTATAGCGTCAATAGCTTCATTTACATTTTCGGCAGTAAATGGAATATCTTCACAAGAATTAATTCTAACTTCGTATTCAGTTTCATCATTTTCTTTGATGCCAATGATTTCACTTTCGGCATCAAATTCATATAAAACTTGGCAAGCTGGCTCGTAATCTGTACCAGTTACTTGGAAACCTAATCCAATTACATCATAAAAAGAAATATCGTTATAGCAGTCTGGAAAATTTTCTTTAATATTATTTAATTCTCGCGCAAATCCTTCTTTACATAATTTATTAATGTAATTAAAAGAATTTTCATAGGTCCAACGACCACAGGAGAAGAAATAATAAAATATAGATTCTACATAATCAGCTTGTTTATTAAATTCCATGTCATCTGTAGTGACTTCTTGAAAGCCACCATAATATGTATTAGTTAATTCTAAGAATACGTCGAGAATTTTTATAAATTTTCTAACATTTTCTGGCGTATTACTCAATCTTTTATGAAAGAAAATAACTTCGCCAGTAAAAGAAGATTCATTCGCCATTTTTACCTACTTTCTATTGATTAATTAATACGTTTTGTTTTCGAATTAATTTATTCATTTCTTTTTGTTTTTCAATAATTTGATAAGATAACTTACCAATTTCTTCTTGTTTAGCTTCAATTGCTTTTTGTAGTCTTGTAATTAATTCTTTATTATTTTTTTTATTGTGTTTACGACGATTTTTATCTAGTAAACGCTTCAAAGAATATTCAATCGCTTGACGGGTTACTCCATATTTATTAGCAATATATTGATATGTATAACCCTGCAAATATAAATGTAATTTATCTAATGTTGTTTGAGACACATCATCTAAATTAGCATATTTGAATTTTTCATTGCGAACTAAAATTTCTTCTTCTGTTGCTAAAATATCATCATTTTTGCGTCTACAATCTAAGCATACATTAGTTTTATTATTTCTACCAAGTTCTTTACCACAGATTTTACAATATTTTTCTTTTGATTTGTATTGAACTTCTAAATTATTAATATAACAATTCTGTTTATTTCCATCTTTATAAACAACAAAGAAATCATCTGTTTCTTGGTCTACTAAAAAAGCTTTAGCAATTAATCGAGCAACAGAAAAACGTTTTTTATCTGTGGCTCTTGAGATAACCATACCATTACCTTTATATAGAGTACCACGATTAATTGTATATCCAAAATGAGATGTATATTGTACTACTTTATCTGAGTATACAAAAAAGCCATCAATAACTTTGCATACACCATTCTTAATATCTTTTTGGATTTGCTCTTTTGGAATGCGTTCTTGTTGCATATATTCCTCCTTATAAAATAGTTATAGCCACCCAGTATTATACAAGGTGGCTATAACTAATAAATGCCTTTTACAATTTCGGCATCATATTTTCTTTTTTTATTGATTATTTTTTGACCGATTTCGTCATAAGAATCTTTGACAATTAATTGATATACGAATACAGTGTCGTGAATTGAATCTGCACGTTCAAGTCTGCCATGTCGTTGTGTTTGAATTGCATAACTATCCGCAGCTTCATATTCTATTAAATACTTACACCTGCTGAGATTTAACAGTTTTATTTTTTTTCTTATTATTTCTAATAAGCTTGGACTCTATCTTTAATTTTGTTTTTAAATACATTTCATATTTTCTATCTAAATAAATATTAGCATTTTTATAAATTGAATTAAGAAAACTTAATTTATCATCTTGTTTATATAAAGACAATATATACAACCCTTTTGAAATATTATCTTCTTTTATTTTAAAAAATGGATATTGTTTTTTTACCCACTCCATTAAGATTTTTCCATCGCATATTGAAACCGTTCCTACTGAATTTCCTTTGGCATTTGCAATGCACCCATCAGCATCAAATAATCCACGAATAAAATCTGGAATAAATTTTTCAGGTAATTCAATTGGTTCTGGTTCATTCAAACTCTTATTTGAAATTACACCATGATTAATTAGTGACTCAGCTAATGGTTTAGAACTGATTCTTATAGAAGCAATTTCAGCTAAATTACCTGAAGGCATTTTGACTAATTTTTTTTTAGGGGTCACTGTTGTACATTTTAAAAAGTTTAAAAATTTATTTATATGACTAATATCAGAATATTTTAAATTTAAATTCAATCTATGATTAATATAATAACTTCCATCAGACCGTTTTCTTTTTACTTTTTCAATGTCACCATCACCCATAAGAAAACCTAACCAATATGCTTTTTCTTCTGTATCTATAACATCGAAAACACTTTCATCATAATCATGTTTTTTTGAACCCTGTCTCATAATTTCATAATCCGGTTCAATATTTAATTTTCTTAATTCTTTTCTAACTTCATCTCTATTAACACCAGCTTCGTTAGCAATAGAAATAATAGTTCTTTTTTGGTTACAATATTGGTCAATTAGCCATTCATTATTTTTATGCAACCTTTTAATTTTATATTTAAATCTTAATCCAGTTATCTTTGAACAATGAACATCAAAATGATTCGCAATATCCATATCTGTCATATGCTCTTCAAAAATTAATTTTTCTAATATTTTTTTAGTTATTTCCATAATGCACCTACTTTAATAATTATATAAAAAGTATACCTTCTGTACATGCATTATATCACAAAATTATTTCTTGTTCAATATATAAATAATATATTGTTTACTCATATCTCATAGAGATACTTTCAATAGTCTCTGAGCCTTCATCTTCGTCACCGAAGATGCTTGGTTGCGGATTGTCCAATCTTAATCTTT